GTACCACCTGCATCAGCAAATTCTAATTGACCTGTTGCAGTAGAGCCACTCCCAGTAATACTTTTTACTTTTAAAAACTTATCTGCTGTTGGAGAGTTATCAGGGAGTTTCAATGTCCATGATTGACCAGAACTGTGTGGACTTGCTTGAATGGTCTGTCCGTGAGAATTATTTTCACAATTAAATTGAATTTTACCCTCAACCGATCCATCACCTTTAGCTTCTATTGATGGTACACTAGAAGTTGAGATAAGATTTAATTTATCTACTGTAATAGCATCGTTTTGTACTTTTGCTGTGGTAACTGCATCTGTTTTAATCTTAGAAGCTGATACACTATCATCTGTTGGATCAACCGATTGCATCGTTCTACCAACATACAAAATTTCTACTCTGTTATTATTTAATGTGCCACCAACTGTTAGTGTTGTTCCACTTACAGAATAGTTATCATAAGATTGAACAACCGCATCTATGGTAAGAAGTATATCTTGAACAGAAGTTACAGCTCTATCTAATGTAATTGTTGTGCCACTATTTGATGTACTAATTTGTTTTTGTACTGTTTCAAAATTAGTTGCAGGTTTATTTCCAATATAACTCATTTATTACCTCTTATGTGCTAATCTCATCAATAAAACTAACCACAGCTTTTAATGAACTTGCTGTATCTGATTTAGCTTTTATTTTATCACCAGATTGAAGTATTATCTTTGCTCCACCCTGTATTAGTTCTAATGCTGATCCATTTGGAATCGGAGTATTCATTTGAAGCTCAGTTGTGTTACTAGAATTTTCTATTGCACATGTTACATTTATTGCTGAACTGTGTACGTTTACCAATCTAATCCCAACAACAGTATCAAAAGAATTAACTTGTGTTAAAATATCAGTATATGATGTTCCGATAGCTGTATGTGTTTTTTGGTTTCTAAAATTTTGTGCCATCTATTTTTCCTTATTTTTCTTTTCCATCAAAGAGCAACAGCCATCGCTAAAGCAAATCCTGTACTAGCTCCTGTTGTTGGCAAGTTTGTTAATTGACTACCATCTACCGCAGGTAATCTTGCTGATCCGTCTAGTTGAACAACATTGTCTGCTGAAGTACCAACAGCTTTTGTTGATGCTGTGCCTAGACCAGAAATTTTTGTGTTAGCAATAGTGCCTATACCTAAAGTAATATTGCCTGAAGTTGTTACTGGTGATCCTGATATTGTAAATTCTGATCCTGCTTGAGCAATTCCAACCTGAGTAACCGTGCCACCAGAAGATGGGGTTACTTGGGTATATGTAATAGCAACTGCTCCAATTGTGCCAGAATCAGTAGTACATAAAAAGAATCTATCTGCATTAGTTGATCCTTCTTTTATAATATTCATTTGACCTGCAAGTTCGTCTACCGTGTCAAAGTCTGGATCTCTTGAAGCAGTGCCTGAAGCAACAACTTTATAAACTCCGTTTTCAGTGTTTGTACTTTGGTCTTTTACAAGAATTCTATCTCCTGTAGCTAGGGTTATGCCATCCAACGTATCTCCGTTTTGTAAATCGGAAGATAGTGAAATATTGCCTGTCGTTGCGGCTCTACAAATAATCCTAGTTTTTAATCCTGTTACTAGATTATCGACATACAGTTTCGTTGCCGCCTCGTCGTTTTGGCTTGGACTTCCTAATCCTACAATAGATCCGCCTGTAATTGCCACATTACTAGCCGCCTGTGTACTAATTGTGCCTAGTCCTAGGTTTGTTCTAGATGTGCTAGAAGAGGCAACGTCGCTTAAATTATTGGAAGCTGTTAGCTTTCCATCTAATTGCGTTTGTGCGTTGGAAGATAAAGTATTTATAAATTGGAACTCTGAAGAAGTTACCGATCCATCCGCTATTTTAGTTGCATCTATTCCTGTTGCTAATTGGGAGTTTGATATAGTCCCGGTCAACGAGGAAGTAGGGTAGTTAGTAGCATCCGTTAAATTAAATGCAGGAGTAGTATCTGAGCCACCAAGAGCTAAACTTACTCCACCATAATTTACTGTTGAGTTTACGAGTTCGGCATTTTCAACTCCGCCATTCTTAATTGTTACTGCACCAGAAGATACAGAAAAATTATCAGAGCTAAAACTAGCGATACCCTTATTACTTGTAGTGGCATCTTCTCCTGCTATCGTTAAAGTTTGACCTGAAGCTGTGGTATCAATACCCTCGCCACCTGCCAAAGTAAAAGTTTGTGAATCTAAATCAACTGCACCTGTTCCACTATCACCTGCATAATCTAAATCTTGCGCTGTAATTTGTGCATCAACATAGGCTTTAACAGATTGTTGAGATGGAGGTAATATAGCAGAGTTGCTAGTCATATTATCTTCATCAACAATACTTACAGATGGATTTGTATACGGAGAGCCTACATAAACATCTACTGTTGAATCACTAGAAGATATAGATCCGCTATCAAATGTAAAATTTATCGTTGTGTTTGTAGAAAAAGAAGATGAAGCTACTTTTCCAAAAATAGTGCCTGTATTAACTCCAACAACTTTTACGCGTCTATTAGCATGATAATCTGCTGTAACGTTAGTTGAAGCTACAGTTACAGTATCAGCATCTGATCTTGTAAAGGTAACAGAACCATCTCTATCGCCAACTATAAAAAATTCTTTATCGTTTAAAAATGTACGAAGATCACTTAATTGATTTCGCATTGCATTGTTGACATTAGAAGGTGGCATCCCTTCTGCAATGCTAATACTATTAATAGTTGTATTATTAGCGGCTGTAGTTGAATAATTACTTACGGTCATTGAACAAATCCTCTCTGTAATAATGGATTAACATTTTCATCATTTTGCACCATTCCCGTTACTCTTGATGATTGTAAAATTGGCACTGTTGGAACTTTGCCTGCTGTTTTTCCTGTTAGATAAGCCATCTCTCCGACAAGTCTCGGAGTAGAAGCGGCTGAAATTAAAAGAGCCATAGGATTAAAAAATGATGATAAAACAGATCCTGATTGCACGCCGCCTGTAAAACCTCTTCCTCTAAATGGATTTAATTCTTGTCCGGCTAATTTTTGCATAATTTGTGACTCTTCAAAAAGATTAGTTAAGTCATCTAATTTATTTAGTGAATCTAATCTTGCTCCATAATTAGTTGTAGTATTATTTCTCATTACACTTTGTAATTTTTTTAGAGTAGTTGATGCATTTTTAGTATTTCCAAGTGATAATGCTTCAATTAATTCTCTCTCTAATGCAATAGCCTCTAAATAATTTGCATTAATTTTATTATATCCAGGTGCAACTTTTTCAATTTCCTGAGCTATTTCAGATGTAAGTTTAGAAATTAATTCTTGAGACGCACCCATGCCTTTTTGAGCAGGATATAAATTGTTTAATTGCCTTTTTAATATATTTAATTGTTCTGCGTTTGGCGGTCTGCCATCTAATTTTTTATTAAAATCTGTAACTAAATTTTCAACTGCGTTTAGAACATCAAGATTTGCTCCTGAAAATTCTGAAATAACACCTTCACTGTCTAATTTAGATTTTTTAACTTCATCAATTTTATTAAAAACAAATCCTAAATCCATTTTTTTTGTATTAAGGCTTAATTTAGCCATATCAGATTTGTAATTTGATTTTTTTGAACTTTCTAATTTTTTAAAGGCTTTATTTGCATCATCTACTATTTCAGATGCTTCTGTACTACCTCTCATAGAGGCAACAAAAGCATTTGATTTAAATGGATTCAAACTTGATGATTGACCTGCCGCGTAAGCTATCTTAGTTGCATCAGCAGGAACTCCACCGACCATTTCAACAATTTTTGGTATAGCTTTTAAAGGCATTCCTGCGGCAGTTACAGCTCCGGTTACAGGATCAATTTTAGATGCTTTAGATAATATATTTGCGGTGGCAGATGCTTTTGGAGCAAGCGTGGCTCCACCAGTAAAGATTATAGATAAGTCACTTAACATAGCTACAGGATCTTCAGCAAAAGTTTTTTTAATAGCATCTAAACTTCCATAACGATCAACAAAAAATTGTCCAACTTGTCTACCTAATTCTTCATTGCCTTGTTCTCCCGGTCTAATAAGATTTATCACACTTGATCCTAGTTCTTTAATATCCTTAGCAGTCTGAACAGGATTTAATAAAGGAGTAATAATATCTGTTGCTAATTGTTTACCACTTGCAGGTACATTTCTTATTGATTGTAAAAAAATATTTTCATTAGGATTGTATTCTTTTGTATCAAACAATCCTGCTTTACTTACCTCTGCATTAGAGTCAGATTGGTTTATTAAATGAGGCATTGTATTCATTATTTCTCTTCTCCTGTGTAAAATATTAATTCTCCAGAAAATTTCTCACCTGTTGGATTGTAAAGCACATATTGATTTTTTAGAAGCCTACCTGATTCTATAAGTTCATCAAATTGTTCTTGATTGCTATATTGAGGAAATACTTGATCTCCTGTTTTTTGTTCCCAATCATCTTCAAAACCATCTAGTGATTTATTTTTTCTAAACCACTTCTGCATCGCTTTGTTTTTATCAATATTATATTGATTTACTTGTTGAAATCCTGCAATAACTTTTAAATTACCATTGACTGTATTTAGAATATTTGGCGCGGCTCTCGTGTACATTTTTACTTCAAAATCAGATGTTGCACCTGAACCAACTGCTCTCATACGCGGTATGATATATGAAGCTAAAGCCTCAAAAGATTGTAAATTTTCTAATTCATTTAATTCAGTTTCATTTAATAAATCAAAAGCGGCGGCAACATTTAATATTTCTTTTCTAATACCTGCGAATCGACCAGTATCTATGTCACCTTTTTCTAAAATGCTTTTCATCAAACTTAACTTGGAATTTATTTCTTTTTGACCTCTTATTAATTTTGAATCTTCTTCAATAGTTTTTTTATCCATTTTAAAAGTTTCAACAGTAATAATTTGATCAGTTTTCTCATTTAAATTTATTGATGTTGTTGCTTTCGCTAATTCTTTTTCAAGTAAAGCAATACCTTCAGGAGATGCTGGATCAATATTTGCCGCTATTAAAGACTTTGTAAAATTACTTAATTGCGGTTGTAATAATTTTTGCAAATCAATATCTAACTTTTTATTAGCTAAAAAATTTGCAGTTGCATTTTGAGCCTTTTGTTCGTTAAATTTTTCTCTTTCAAATGCCATCAAGTCAGAATCTTTTTGTCTGAGAGATCCTGTTTCCATAGCAGTTCCAAGAGCTTCTGCAAAACTAACCGGTCTTGGAGAGAACTGTCCTGCTTTTAATAAACCTTCTGCAAATCCTCCACCAAAAGGAGATTGAGCAAACTTTAATAAGCCACTTCCAACACCACTTGTTTTTTGTTGTGTTTGTTGTGAAGGTACGTTTCTACCAACTTGATTAATTAATCCAGATGCTTTCAAATAATTTTCTTCAGTGTTATCGATTACATTTTGTGCTTTTGAAACTTTTGGAAATGTTCCTTGAGCATTCATTGACTGACCAAGTGATGAAAAACTACTTGTTGGAGATGTAAGCGCGCTTAAATTTCCTGTTGGTCTGTTAAAAGCATTTATCATTCTGTTTTTTGTATTTTGATTTTGTACAGCTTGTAACAATGGTCTATCAACTGCTTGAAACAAAGCGCGGTTCATATCTGTTGTATTTCCACCTCTAAAACCTGCTGTTTCTAATGCACGGTTTTTTTCATTCATTGACAATAAATCTAAAAGACTAACCATTAAAAGAATCCTCCTAGTACTGCGCCAAGACCTGCTCCTGCTCCTGCTGATAATCCCGGTATCATTCCACCTAGTCTAGCTCCTTGTAAAGCACCACCAAGTAAACCTGCTCCTTGATTTCTAAAGAAAGGTTGTGTTTGTAAAGTTGTTGATGGTACGTTAGCTCCAAGCGTTCCAAGATATTCTCTTAATTTTAAGAATGGTCGTTGTTGTTCAAAATCAAATCTTGCAATTGCATCTTGTAGTTTAGCCATTTCTAAATCTTCACGGATTTGACCTACTTGACCAAGTTGACCTATATCATCATAGTCTGCCGCCGCAAGTTGCGGAGCAAGTTGTACAGCATCAAATTGACGTTGTCTTTCAGCCGCAAAATTATCGGCAAACAATCTGTTTTGTGAGTCTGCTAATTGTTTTGCTAATATTTCTTGGTTAGCTCCAGATCCTAAACGACCTGCTCTTGTAAATTGTGATTGCACTTGACTAGTAACATTATCTGCTACTTGCTGTGCAACATCTTGTAAAAATGGATTAGTAGTCGGCGATAAAAATTTACCAGATAAAATATCATTAATTTGCGATTGTGCTGATCCAAGTAATGGATTTCCTTGTATAGCTCTTTGCTGTGCTAATTGCAGTGCAGTTTCTGTTTGCGGCGCAAAGCCAGTATAAGTAGCCTTTGGAAAAAACTGTGGTGTTTGTGATTCAAATAAATCTTGACCATAATCAATAGCTTGTTGAAAATATGGTTTTATGAATTCACTAGGCTCCATCGCTGTAGTCGTTGTTACGTTAGTTGGTGAACTTCCTTTACTCATAAATCTTTCCTAATAATAAAAACAGGTTGACTGTAACCATGTAATTTTCTTATCCATCCTTTTCGACCTGCAACCTCAATAGCATCACACTTATTTCGTTTTGCATAATCTTCAATTTTAGTTTGTATATCGGTCAACCAATGACCTAAATTTTTACCTCCTGCGAGGAAGTAACGTAATATTTTTTTTTGTGGATATTCAGCAATTTCAGTTATTACTGCACATTCCACACCGCCTTGCCAACTAATCCATAGTTGAAAAAAATTTTTATCTATACCTTCATATATATCTTGTAAACTGTAAGTATCATCCATGGCTTTTTGTAAAAAAGGTTTACAGTCTTTCCATACAAAATCTATATCTTCTCTTGGTACTTTAACAATCATCCAATAACAATATATGCAAAGTTTTGATCGTTATTACTTGAACTCGCATGAGTTAATGTTGCTTGACCACTTTGCCTTGCAGAAACAAATAAATTATTTTCTGCTGTCTTTCCATTTGCTGTGATTGGCATAAACACAATTACACTATCACCACCAATTCTAGCATCTGTTAAAGTAGTTGATGTTGCACTTGCAGTAAGTGTGATTGTTCCAGTACTGTTTAGTTTACCATCCATCACATTATTTAATGTTGTACTTACAAGTCTCAAATGCTGTCCTTGATCAGGCATTGACAAAGGTACATTTAAAAACTGATTAGACATTATCTTTTACCTTCAGGTCTAGATTCAACGTCAACACCAAGCATATTTGTAAAATTACCTGACACATTTATTCTTAGACGATGATATCGATCTGTTGTCCGTAAGGGACAATTTCCTGATGTATTTTGTGTAATAGCAGATCCTGTAGATACAGCATTTGCTTGGGATGAACGATGAAGCGGTGTAACTGTAATAGTTGTATCTTCTCCGTTTGCATCCACTATTGGAATTGCATTTATTAATGTACTTCTTCGACCATCAACACCTTCAAACTCGGCAGTATCAACAGTAGCTGATAAAGATGCTCCTAAAAACTTTCCAAACTTTTTTTCAGAATTAAAACCCGCAAGACCGATGACTCCTTCGTCATAAAAGAACGAGTCTAAAGACCTTGGCAATCCATCTAGTGTACCAAGAACATCTAAACTTTCTAATGTATTAAATGCTTCTTGTGATGCACTTTGCACAAAAGTTAAATCCTGTCCTGATCCCGTAGACCATCTATCCGTAGAGTAATTATAAATTAATAATTTATTATTTATAAAATCTGTTCCTGTTGCTCCGTCACCTCTATACGACCACACAACGATGCTGTTGTTTGGATCGATAGCTGATGTAATACCTTCTAAGTTAGATGTTATATCTTGAAAGAAGAATTCATCAACTTTACCGTTTCCAATAGGTGTTAGTTGCTGACCACCTGTTAATTTATAAAATCCATCCTGTGCTAGAAAGAATATCATATTACCAAATGATGCAACGGAACGAGGCGCAAAAGCTCCAACATTATCGGCGATCTTATTGAAGGAGAAAATAAGAGGTGTACCAACATAGTCAGCACGATAGATCGCTCTTTCCATAAATATAATGCCAAAGCTCTCGCCACCTACTATTGCTTGCACTGATCCATGAGTACCAACAATATCTTGAAAGCCAGACTGTGTAGCCTGACTTGGTGTCCATGTAGAACTATCATTTAATCCAGACCACTTAACTCTTTGATGATAAGTAACACTAGATTCAGTAGTAAATCCTGCAAATACAAAATCTCTTATGATTGCTAGATATTTTGCTTTCAATGATACTCGATCAGAAAATGCAGTGTCTGTTCCTTCTTCAAATTTTTGTATATTGTCTGCTCCGTTTGTTGCTAAGATGTTAGCTCCAAACTGCGTAAAACTCCAAAAGTCTCTGCTTCCTGCTGTTGTAGATCCGTTATAACCACCTGCTTTACTTTTATCTTGAAAAACAAGATTGCTATCCATTTGATATAATTTACCATTATCGCCTGCATAGTTTGTAGTACCTGAAGCAGAAAAACTTGTAAATAATCCAACAGGTGTGCCTGTTAATCCTGTTCCACTCAAAGATGTAAAGCTAGGAATACTTTTATATCCTTTAGCAAGAGGAATCACGTTATCTACTTTTGTTGCACCACCGTTTTTTAGTGTTGGTAAATCTGCAAGAAGTTGACCAAATTCAATCATACAATTCTAAGAGCAGACATTTGCAATGGAGCATTTGATACTCTTCCTCTTTGCGCTGACTCGTTTGCTGTTTTTACTCCTTCTTTATACAGTGAAGTCCATACAGGTAATCTTTCATCCTGCATAAGAAATGGAGATGTTTCAGCAAGTGATCCATATAAATATAGATCAGGAAAATTCGTTAATATATCGTTTGTTGCGTTTGATGTTGATAATTCTGTCGGTCTTTTAAAAAATCCAATTTCTAAAACATTAGCAGAATCAGGTGTATGTCCCAAAAAAATCTCTTTGCCAATAATGGTGTAGTAAACAGGCGCGCCATTGCCTTGACCATCATTATAAATTCTAAAAAAATCGCCGGGACTCATATACTGTAAAATTGTATATGGAGATGTTCTAAAAGCTACATATCTCATTTCTAAATATCCGGTTGGCAGATTGTAAGCCTGTGTCCCTGCAACAGTTGTTATAGATGTATCAATAGTCTCCATTTCTCTAACACGTAGATCACGAGCATGACGTGACTCAGCTAGATTAATAAAAGTATCTAATTGATTTGTTAAGTCATCTCTGTTTAGAAAACTTGCAATCTCATTTTTTAAATTACTAAATGTGTCTAAAGCCATTATACTTTCTTCGGATAAATTTTAAATTTTTCATTATCAGGATCATTAAGCCATTTAAAAAATCTTTCACGATCTTGTAACTGACCACTCATTGTCATAATCCCTTTTTTTGCTAATTGTTGTACGACTATTAAAGGTAGTGATGCAACTTTATACATTTTTGCGTCTTGCAAACCTTTAACTTTATAAGCACCTGCGTTTCTTTCTATTTTATTTCTTTCTAAAATTCGTGAAACATCTTGATAGTTTTCGATGTGATATTTGCCTTCACTACTATCAATGTGCATTCTTGTTTTTACAGGCGATGTATTATTACCTGTAAATTCTATTTTTTTGGTCATACTTTAATTGCTTGTGCAATCATTCTATCAACTGAGTCTTTAATCATAAGACCGGGATTTTCCGTTCTTCTGTAACCAACTTTCATTTCTCTATCACCGTTTGATGTAGTTTTGCTTTGTACTTTAGCTCCACCTCTAGATACATTTAAATTGTTTACACCTCGTTGATGCATTTTAAGTGTTTTAGGCATAGAATATTTTTTTACACCCGGTTTAAAAACTTCTGACATTTGTTCCTCTCTGTTTAATAAAAGGAGCAGGTAAAGACCTGCTCCTAATCAACACATTATGTGTTTAAGTTAAATATACCGTAGTTTGCGTTTGGTGAACGACATACAAGAGTCCACTCAGCTAATAACAATCTCTTATCGTTATCACCTGTTTTTGATAATTCTTGTGTTTCAAACGGTCTTAGGAATGCAACTTCCCAAGTGTCCATTTGTAGAATATCAACTCTAGTGTCCATTGAATGTCTATCAGGGATAAAGCTCA